CGGCCGAGTCGAGCGCGTTAGCGAGCTTCGACTCGATGAACAGCACCCGCCCCTCCTGCGGCACCTCGTAGGTGTCAAGGGCATCCTTTGCGGCGTCGATGGCGCCCAGGATGGTATCCTTGCTCAGCGACGCTGGGGTGCCGACGGTCTGCACGTTGGCGTTAGACGCCCACTTCGAGAAGCGGTAGGCGTCCACTTCGGGGACGATGTGCAGGCGCTGATATTCGCCGATGACCTCGCCGACCTCGGTCAGTGCCTCGTCGGCGTCCATCGCGTCCAGGGAGAGACCACGCCCGCGCTCGTAAGCGAGGGTGATGGTTTCCCAGGAAACGGTCAGATTTCCGGCAGGCCAACCGGCGGTGCGGCTGTAATTGCCCAGGCCGACGGCGCTCATCTTGCGGACCTTGATCGTCGGCGTGCCGCTAAAATTCGCCTCGCGCGCCTGAGTCTGGAACCGCCCGGTGATCGCCATCTCCTTGAAAGCAGCGTCAAGGAAGTCGGTGTATTTCTCGGTGAGAGTAATGGAATTAGCCATTGCTATCTGTCTCCTGTTTCAATCCCGCCCCCCGCCGGAACGCGGCGATGAACGGGTCTGGTGCGATTGACTTATTGTTCTGCCCACCGGCGACGACCTTCAGCGCCGGCTGGTCTGATTCGAACAGGAAGTCGTTCTCCGCCTTGATCTTCTCGAGCTGGTCCTTCAGGCCCGAGATCGAGCCATCATCGGCCAGCTTGAGCAGGTCAGTTTGTAGAAGCGCCTTGACGGCCTTGATGTTCTTCGCCTTCGCCCCGGCTAGCGCCTGGTCCAGCGCATGGTCAAACTTCAACGCCTGGAGCTGCGCTTCAGCGTCCTTCTGCGCCTGCTCGGCCTTCGCCTTCCACTCGTCGGCGGCCGCCTTTATCGCGTCCACATCGAGTTTCTTAAAGCCTTCGATGGCTGCGTTGGCCTCCTCAAGCTGCTTCTTGAGCCCGTCCCGCTCGGTAGTGAGCGCAGCCAGGTCCGCTTTGGCCTTCTCCACGCCCTTCCCGTGCAGCGCCATGATCTGGTCGATCTGCTCAGCGTTCAGCCCAAGTTTTTCAAGATCCTCGCGTTTCATCCTGTTCTCCTTTCTCTCACAGCTACCCTGTTTTTACGCGGTCGGGTCCGCCTGCTGCCCGGCGCTTTTACGTTTGCCGGATAACGCTGGTTAACTACGATAACGAGCTACACGCGCTCGAATATCTGCTCTCTGAACCGCTGGCGCTGGAGGCCAGTCTGCTTGATAAAGTCCCGCATTTTCGCCTGATAAGCCCGTACCCGCGCCAAATCAGCGGAGTTGTCCAGCCCGGCAGCCTCCAGGGCAGCCGCCTGCCGCTTCGCCTTGCGGATCTGCCGCTCGATGGAGCGCTGCTTCTGTGTGGCGTCGTACAGGCTCATCTCCTCGCCGTTGTAAGTGACCCGGCGGCTGGATAATTCGTCCAGCTTCAAGGCGTCGTAGTGCCGGGAGCTGATCCCCTCGAAGAAGGGATAGAAGCTGTGGCGGCAATTCCAGCCGCACAGCCCCGGCCCGGTCCCGTAGCCGGTCGAGGTCACGAAGTCCGGGTACTTTGGATGCGTCCCTGAGCGGCTGAAAATCTTGCCCTGCCAGCTCTCGTGATTGGCCGGGCCCGTGCCCTTGTTGCGAGCGCCGGCGTGCGCCGAGGTCTGCACCAGGTCACAGCCCATCTCGTCGGCTCTGGCAATCTGCAGCTTCCCGGTGGTCTGCCCGATTCCGGTCAGGACCGCGCGCCTGAGCGCCACGTCGAGCTGATCCCGCCGGCCGGAGAAGTGGATCACGGTCAGGCCCTCGCCGGCTACCTGCCTGATCCCGGCCTTGAGCGCGCTCTGGTAGTCCATCGCCCCGCTGGCGATCTGTATGTAGGCGAGATCAGCCGCCCGGATAAACGCTTCCTGCCCGGATAATGCCGTCGTCATAGTCAGGTTGCGCACCATCACGCCGGTCTTTGCCAGCCCCGCCGCCAGAATCTGCGCCATCGCCGGGGATTGATTGAGCGGCAGCGGCTGCAGACCGGCGTCCCGGTAAATGGCGTCGTCAAATTTGAGCGTCCGCACCCCCGCTTTCTCGAACATCGAGCGGAGGGTCTGCTCGCTCAGGCCGGTGATCAGAGCGAGCCGGGAGAGAATTTCCTCGTAAACCTTGCCGCTCTCGGCAAGCCGCTGAACCTGCCAGGCGGCGGTTTCGGTTGCGTAGTCCAGCCCCGCCAGCCGGCGCGCAATGTCGCGGAGTACCGAGACCTGGTAGCGTTCGTACAGGTCCACGATCTCCTCAGTCAGCGCGTCGAGCTGGTCAGGGGTGAGCACTTACATCTCCTCCGCCGCAAACAAATCAGTCTCCGCCTGGCGTTCGCCCTGGATCTCCGCAAGCTTCTCCCTGGCGGTCTTTTCGTCCAGGCGGAAGTTCCGCATCAGAAAATCAACCTTGCTCATCAGGCCCGTCTGGACCAGGCGCAGGTCTTGTTGGAACTGCTGATCTTTGTCGACCACGACCGAATCGTCGAAATCAAAAGCCGTGGAATAGCTGCCCTTCGGCGCCAGGTTGGCGAGGGTCGCCCATATGTCCATCGCCCAGATCAACTTCTCCAGCGCCGACTGCAGCGCTTTCTGGGTGTCAGTGATCGTGGCATACGACCGCTGTTTGGAGGCCTTGATCTCAGTCGCCGTTTTTTCCACGCTGGCGGGGTCGGATAGCGTGCCGTAAGCCAGCCCGCAGTTAAATTCAATCCGTTTCAGGACCGCATCTAAGCCGCTCTTGATCGAAGCATCGCGGAACTCGGGAGACCAGGCTTCATAAAGCTTCTGAGAACCGATCTCCCCGCCGGTCATGATCGTCCGATACAAACGGCGGTCGGGCAGGACCGGCTTGCCGTCCGAGTTTTTGCCGAAGGCCAGCTCATCGACGTAAATGGCGCGCTTGCCGCTCTCAAACTCCCAGATCAGGTTGCTGTAAATCTCGTCGGCGTGCTTGATCTGGTCAACCGCCCGGCTGTAGCAGGAGACGCCCAGGGGAGAAGTCGGGTCGATGTTGTTCGCCAGCGGATACCTGAAATAGGCGTAGAGCGGCCGGTCAATGCCGGTGATAAGCGCTTCCGGCTGCAGGTCCGCCCAATCCTGGACCTCGGCGAGCTGGCAGGGCTGCCCCAGGACCTCCCGGCTGGATGAGCGAAACGCCAGATTTCGGATCAGGCAGCCGCCGGGCTGCATCTGGTGCAGCTCCAGGCGTGTGTAATAACGGTCCCCTGCCCGGCGGTGGTCGGCAAAAATGCAGCTTGTAATATCGCCGTCCGAGTCGAAAGCGACCGGGTAAAACTGGTCCGCCTGGACGAAATCCACGCTGATCCTGCCCCCGGAAACGTAGGGCTTGAACATCAGGCCGCCCTTCGCGACCCCCTTCTCGACCTGCTCCCGGAGCTGGGCCTGGACGCGGCTGAATTGTTCCTGCAGGAACGCCGCCCGGGCGCTGCCGCTGATTTCTACCTGGAGCTCGATAGTCGCCGCGCGGGCGATCTCCCCGGCGATGGCGGCCGGCAGGTTGAGCGATTTGACGTCGCCGCTCAGCCAGGGGGCCTGGTTCGCGTACATCGCCGACCAGAGCTGGAGCGCGGTGGACATTTCGGAACTGATCGCAATATCCACCTGCAGGGCGCTTTTCAGAGCATCACGGCCAAACATCCGTTTTATTACCTCCCGAATCCAGCCTAAAATCCGTTGAAACATTGCTCTCCTATTGGCCTCGCTGGCGCCAGATCAGATTAGTTGCATACCTCACCCGATCAATCGAGTGATTGTTTTTGTCCGGATAAGACGAGATGTAATTGCCGTCCGGGTCCTGCTCATACTCGTACTCTAAAAATTCCTGCGCCGCATACGGGCAGCGCTCCGGGTCGATGACGATCTCGGTCAGGCCTTGCAGCCACTTGATGCTGTATTTCACGCTGTCCGGCCCCTTTTCGGCCCCCCGGCAGCTCGCCCCAAACTCCCGGAAGTCGGCCACCGATTTGGGTTCCGCCGAGTCGCAAATCAGCAGCAGGTCGTCGCTGTAGCCGGCCGCCTTGATACCGTCGTAGAGCTGGCGGTTGTTCTGCTTCCAGGCCCGGTATTCACCGAAGACGAAGAGCCTACGCCGGGCAGCGTCGTAATGGACGGGGCCGAAGTCCGCCGGGTCGGGGTAGTAACCCCAGTCGCCGCCCCAGGTGACCCGGTCGAATTGGGCGATCTCATCGTCGGTGATGCGCCGTAACCGCACGTTCTCGAACACCAGCCCGCCCGTACTGTTGGCCACGCCCAGGTATTCATGCTCGTAGGCGGCGGGGTTGACCGAGCGCAGGTGCTCGGCCTCGTCCAGGAATGCGCGCCCCAGCCACTCGACGGGAACGGACCGGTAATCGCTGCGGTGCTGGTACTGGTTCGCCTTTGGTATCTGCGCGTATTTGTTGGCCCAGTTCGCCGCCGTGCGGGGGGGATTGAAGCTCTTGAAGATATAGGCGATGTCGCCGCCGCGAATGGCCGATTGCTCGATGCTGCGCACCGCCTCGGGACCGCGAAACTGGTCGAGTTCCTCCAGCCACAAAATGCCGATATAGCCGAACGGCGGCTTGATCGATTTTATTTTTAGGGGATCGTCCGCACCGCGGAAGAATATCTTTTGCCCCGTGGGGGTGTAGGTAATCTCGAGCGGGGAC